AACTGAATAGATCATTAAAGATTTTCCAGATGCAGTTGGAGATAGCAATAATTTTCTTTTATATTTCAATGCATCATAAACCCCTTGAATTTGATATTCTCTGGGTTCATGTGTGCAAATACTTTTCATGTAATCCTTCACACCTTCCATTGAAATAGAATCATCTATTTCTCCAGGTACTCCATAGTATTTGTTATTTTGAAATTCAAATTTATATTTGTAATTCTCACAAAATGAAACAAGTTTATCTAATAGTCCAGCATAAATTTCTCCAGTCTGGACATTAAATAAACGTATCTTTCCATCCCAATGCTTACTTCTATATTGGGGCATGAATTTTGCACCAGGAACATCAAATGTGAATTGATCACTCAATTCATACTTAATGTGTGGGTCACATTCAATCTTTAGAAAGATTTCATTTTTTTTACTTATAATAAGATCTGACATATTACATTCCTGATTGGAATCTCAAAAAATCTATTGAGTTTTTAATTTGATAAGTTCTATTAGAAATCATTTTTATAATTTCTTCTAGATATTTTAATATTGTATCATAATATTCAATTTTCATAAAGATATCTGATAGGTTGTTATCTGCTTCCAGATATCTGTTTAATCCTTCTTTATCTCTTATCTTATATGGAAATGGTTCTTCCTTGTATATCTCTGGATCTGCCTTTCCATTATAATAATTATACCTTTCTAATCTTTTTTGCTTGTATTGTAATTCTGTTTTTTTCCTCAACAGAGAAAAATTGTTATACATTTCATAATATTTTGCATGTAAAGAGGCAACTTTTAAAGATTCATTATGTAAATCATCTATGTTGATTTCAGAATCCTCTTTCCACATAATTTGAATATCATCAAGAGAAATCATACTGGAGTGTTTACAGTGTTAATTATTTCGTAGTAAGTATACTTAAAATTGACTTCTGCTGTAAAGTATCTTATGTCCTCTACTGTTGCATCAAAGTCAAGTGCTGACAAATATGTTGGGAATAATCCAGAAAAAACTACCTTACCAACTGGAGTAAAATTGCTACCTAAAATTTGTAAAGTGCCATCTGAAGTTTCAAAAAAATTTCCTCTTTGCTTTTGGAAATTTGAATCAGTTCTAGATTCTTTAAAGTCTTTATATTGCTCTAGACTTTCTGGGAATCCTAAACCCCTCATCCAATCTTGAATCTGAGTATAATTCTCCAGGTATTCATCTACAAGAAATCTAAGTCTAAAATCTTCAAAAACCATTTTATCACCAGGGATGTCAATATTTTTTCCATATCTGGTCATAACTGCAGATCCTAAAGTGATTGCAGGAACTCCTGCAAAGTTCGAGAAAAAATCTACTTTAGGTGCTTCAACCAAGTTGAATTTAAATCCTGCAGGAGATAGAAAATTTTTATTTGATAATTGATTCCCCCAAGCACTATTAGTCATATTGTTCTTTTTTAATTATTTATTTGCATAAAAAAAGACCCCCTTTTGGGGGTCCTTGAGGAATCAAAAGAAACTCACATGAGGTTCTTGATTTGTACTCTTCTGTAATATCTGTTGGTGTTCTGTGCAATTCTACCTGCACCAACTGCAGTACCCTCAGCAAATGGGTTGGCAACCATACCATATCTGGTCTTGAAGCCAATCTTGGGCTGGAAGGTGTCCTGACCAACTGCACGTACCATCTGGAGAGGTACATATGGGCAGTAGAACAGACCTGCATCATAAGGGTTGGTTCCCTTATAACCTACAACATAATACTGCTCAGCAGCAAGGTTTGCAGCATAAGGATCAATATAAACCTTGAACTTACCATTGAGAACACCAGCAAAAGTATTGCCAGTATCATCAACATTCAGGTTAGTATTGAGTGCAGGGGTGTAATCAAGCAGACCTGCCATGGTGAGTGCAGAAGCAACATCAGCAGAGCAGAGGATTACATTACCCTTCCCTCTTCTTGTTCTTTGAGCGATAGCATTAGCATCTCTCTCAAGTTGGAACAGAAGACCCTTGAACTTCTCAACTGACCATCTACCATTTGAATCAACATCAAGGTCAAAGATACCAGCATTAGCAACATTGGTCTGAGCACCAGGCTCAGCAATCTTGTAAATGGTTCTGATGACTTCTCTGTTAATTTCAGCAAGAATCTCAGTTGAAAGAATGTTGGCAAGCTCAGCCTCAGCATCCAGACCATGGATTGCCTTGAGGTCTTGTGCCAGTTCCAGGGTGTACTCAGCCTTGAGTGCTCTGCTCTTTGCAGTTACAGAGATTTTCTCAATGCTGAATGCCATCTGGTTGAACTGGTCACCATCAGCACCACCAAGTGCCTCAGCAGCTTGGGTTGACATGCCCTGACCAACTCTGTAGTCACGACCATCAGCACCAGCTGAGTTTAGGAGTGCAGGGTTTGAACCAGCAGGAAGACCACCAGCAGCAAAACCAGTAGTACCAAAACCTACAGATGCACCATCATCTGAACCACCAGTGTAATCACCTTGGGTTAAGTTGAAACCATCATCTTGACCTGAGTAAGCAGTATCTGGCTCATTGAACAGTGCTTCCTGACCATTCTGATTTACATACTTGCTTCTCATTGCAAAGATAAGTCCAGTAGGACCATTCATTGGCTGAACACCAGCAAGATCATATGCAACCAAATTTGGCATTGATCTTCTGATTAGAGAAATCAGAACGGGATCGAAACCTGCTACAGGGGCAGATGCATTACCAGAGAATCCAGCATATCCAGTTGCTCCTGGATCTGTATTAACATTAGGTGCAGCTTCAGAAAGAAATCCTCTTTCTTCCTTTAAAAATCTTTCTTGGTTTTCTAGCAGAACTGCGGTAACTGCTCTTCTGTAAGGATCATTGATTTGATCAAGTCCTTCTGCTTGAAGAAGAGGAGCCCACTTTTTCTGCAACTGTTCTGAAAGGAACATTGCTTTTTCTCCTTGTTAGTCTTGTTAAAGTGTGTGTTTTTAACTACAAATATTTATAATCAAGTTAATTTCACTTAGAGAATTTTCCAAGTGCTCTGAGATAAGCATTCATTGAAGGACCGTAATCCTCATTTGCTTCCTCAACTAACACTTCTTCTCTTGTTGAAGAACCTGGAGCCTTTGTAAAATATGACTCTTTTAGAGTCTCCAGTTTCCCACGATAGTCTACTTCACTTTCAAACTCAACACTTTCTGCAAGACTTGCAAGTTTTTCCTTCTGAGTTAAAGCTAACCCTTCAGAAACATCATTAAGGATAGTGTTGCTTACAGCTTCACTAAGTCTTTTGTTTAAATGAACATTTCTTTCGATTTGTTCGTTGAGTTTTTCTTCCATTTCATCTAGTCTTTCGACCATTCCCTCTAGCACATCATATTTATCTTCAGGAATTTCTACATAATGATCTTCAAAAAGTCCCTTGAGACCTTGCATAAAGGATTCTGATAATTCTGACTTAATGCCAGTTTCTACTTGAAGAGCATTCTCAGTGAGCCACTCTTCAGATACATACTCAAGATAAGAATCAACTCTATCAGTCAACTCTTCTCTGATTGCAGTAACTTCTTCTACAAGTTTGTTTTGATAATCAGATTCAAATGCTTCAATGATTGAAACAAGTTTTGATTTGATAGCAGCTTCAAAAATAGTTGCTGCCTTCTTCATGAAGTCTTCACTTAACTCTTCACCTTCCATTAAGGCATTGATGTCATCTGAATAATCAACCTTTTCATTGGTGATTTGATTCAGAACTTCATCAAGTGAAGGAGTCTCTTCAATTTGTTCTACTTCTTCAATTTCCTCTTCTTCAGAGATTAGATCTTCATCTTCAACCTCAGTCTCCTCATAACTCATGGCAGACTTGTTAGCATGTGGCATTGCTTCAGGTGCTTTTGCACCTTTGTTTACCACATTCTGAACTTTAGAAAGTGTTTTGCCGGGGGTCTTGAGTTTATTTGACTCGTCATCTGGTTTTGAATTTTGGGGGGTAGGACCACCCAGATCTTCTACTGAGTTATTAAGACCTTCACCTGGAATGGTGCCCTTAGGCATACCTTCAGCAGGCTTAGCATTAGTATTAACTGCAGTTACAGATTTTTTAGTAGATACTTCCATTTCTTGTAAATCGTTACCGACACTCATTTGTATACTCCGAATAAAACTCTTTAATTTATTCTATATTTATTTATAAATTATAGATTTGTAAGATACTCTCCAAACAGTTTAAGTTTGGCATTTTCATTAAGTTTTCTTGATGATGAGAGTGTTTCAATTTTTTGCTTTGCTTTTTCCGCATTCATTTCTCTTAGGATTCCACCTTCCCACACCCATTCCTTGCCTTCCATAATACCTTGAACAAATGCATCAGGTGCAGATGGATCTGCAACAATATCAGCAGCAGTGGCAAGCATAAAATCCTCACCAACATACTTGATGCCATTCTTTTCAATTAAGGAACCAATACCTCTAGATGAAACACCCAATGTTACCCCTTCACCCAAAAGAGACTTTGCAATATTTCCCATTGGAGTGTCAAGAAGTTTTGCTTTTCCAATGAAATTATTGTTTTCTCTGTGAAGAGAAGTTATCATATGAGAAACTCTATCCAAATTTACTGTTGGACCATCTGGATGTCCAAGTTCACCCAATGCTCTACCTTTAGAAATAAAATTCTGAGTATATCTATTTACTTCTCTTTCCATAATAGAAAGAGGATAGTTTCTACCATTCCTGTTGGTGATCTCTGCTTGAAGAAAAGGTCCTTGAATATAAAGAGTCTTTACTCCATTTTTTTCTTCAGTAATAATTTCTACTGATTCTATTTCTTCTGTGATTAGTTTCATGGTCATGATTGGGATGTGGTTTGAACTTCTGTGATGGAAACTGTGGATGCTGTGCCACCTACTCCATATGCAGCAACTTTTACACTTCTTGCAGCAACTGCTCCAGTTACAGTAATTATTCCTGATACTGAAGATGAATCATGATTGATTGTTATGGAAGAATCTGAAACACCAGAAATTGCAACATGAGTAGTATTAATTCCTGCAGTTGTTGCACCAGAGATGGTCACATAATCTCCAACTAAAAATGGATTACCATAATTTTGACCAAAGGTTACTACAGTTGTGGCACCAGTAGTAATCCCTGAAATTTGTTGTCTAGCAACTCTTTCCTTTAAAATTTCTGGTTGATATTGTGAAACCAGAAAATCACTTGTAGTTGCTGTTGGATCTGTTCCAATTGCAACAGCAACTGCAGCACCAACAGGAACAATTCTAATAAAACCACTCTTGAGAGAAATTGCAGAACTTTGAGCTGATGCAGCACCAACACTACTCAAAGGTGTTACTGTCTGAACTATTTTGTGAGACATATTTATAATTAATCCTTTATCTAATTATTTAGTAAATCTCTCTCCATCTAATAGCAACTCCAACATTAGTGTTGGCATCACTTATATTACTTACACGAACTGAAAAGATTTCTGAATCTGTTGAATCAAAATTTTGAGTGAGATAATTCTTTTTAGATGTTGGTCCAGATTGGGTATCAGCAGTTGTTGCTGATGGTTTTTGTTGGTTTTGACTTTCCCCTACAGCATAACCACCCATAAAATCTTCAAAGTATGCAGTACTAATTCCAGTTGCAGTTGCATTATATTCAACAACTGATTCTTCG